AGCAGTATAACACTGTTACTGATAGCGACATGTATCTCAAGTTTGTTGTCGCTACTGATAAAGATTTTGATGAAGTTACAAAGGCTGTGGACGCTTACAGAAATGCCGGGGTGGAATGTCCGGTATATCTTATGCCGCTGGGTGGACGCAGTGAAGAATATGTTCTCAACGTTAACCAAGTCGCAGAAGCATGTATGGAAAGAGGATGGAGATTCACTCCAAGACTACACATCAGCCTATTCGGAAATGCCTGGGGAACTTGATAAGTTGAGAGAATATAAAAACAGTCAACATGAAAAGGCAATGAAGGCTGAAATTAAAAAACCACTCGATGAAGAATTGAGAGAAAAAGGACTACTATGATAGATAAACTAAAAAAGTTGTTTACAAAAGATAAGATCCCTGCTACAGTATCTAAAGAAAAAAGTACAGATGCTAAAGCAGAAGCAACAAAAAAGAAAGAAGCATACGTAACTGTTCTTAATGTTGAAATGAAGGATAACAATCCACGTAACGGGTTCTTTGAACTTGACTGGAATGAATACTTTATTAAAGAACTAAGAATAAACGGATATAACGGTGCAACAGAAGAAGAAATTGTAGATGCATGGTTTAAAGAACTTTGTGGTAACGTAGCACAAAGCGATGGTGTTGCTAGTGAAGAAAAACCAATGGGTGCAGGATACATTAACACAAAAAAGATTAGCGACGATAAGTCTGAGATTAGTTAATGGACCAACAAGGGGAAATTGTAGGTTTGTTTCCCAACGTTCTAGCACGTAAAGTTTGGAACGAAGGAAACAAGTTCAATTTGGATATGAAACATCTGTTTTATCAAATTGAAGAAAAATTTCCTATGGATAGTACATCTTTTAACTTGACAGATCACTACTATACCAGTTATAATAAAGTATTAGACAAACAATTAATAGAATATGATGAAATGAAACCTTTTGTAAATTTTTTATCTGACAATGTTAGAAAACTTAACGACTTTATGGGTTTTACAAAAGAACATGAATTCACTATTAAAGACATGTGGTTTGCTATTAACAGAAAAGGCAGTTACCACGAAACGCACACACATACTCCTAGTATTTGGAGTGGTGTGTATTATGTAGAAGCACACGAAGATGATGCTTCATTAAACTTTTTTAGTCCTGCGATATCAGACAATCATTGGGCTAGTAATGTAATAAACGAATACAATGACTTTAATACAACACAAGTTAGTTTTAAGCCTAGTACAAGTATGTTAAACATCTTTCCTGGGTATTTGAAACATAGTGTTGCACAACAAAGACACGAACGTGATAGAATTGCAATTAGTTTTAATATTGTATAAGGAGATGAGATGGATAATGTAAAGTTTAAAAAAGAAAATCGCAGAGCAGAGATAGTTGAAGAAACACACTACGTAGTTAAAATGTATGTAGGTGATGAATTAGTAGAAGAACGCCCAATCGTAGGACATAGTAAAAGATATGCAGAAGACTGTGCTGAAAATTGGACAAATGGTATAATTTAAGTTAGGAGAACACATGACATATATTTTAGTAGATACTGCAAACACTTTTTTCCGTGCTAGGCACGCCGTAAGAGGTGATGCTGATGTTAAAATTGGCATGGCTTTACACACAACATTACAAAGCATACGTAAAGCATGGCAAGACTTTAATGGCAGTCATGTTGTTTTTTGTTTAGAAGGACGCAGTTGGCGTAAAGATTATTACGAACCTTACAAACGTAACAGACAAGTTGCTCGTGATGCTCTTACAGTTTCACAACAAGAAGAAGAAAAAGTATTTTGGGAAACATTCGATGACTTTAAAGACTTCTTAACTAATAAAACAAATTGTACTGTATTACAACATAAACAATTAGAAGCAGATGACTTAATTGCTGGTTGGATACAATCACATCCTAATGATGATCATGTTATTATTAGTACCGATGGTGACTTTGCACAACTTATTGCACCTAATGTAAAGCAATACAATGGTGTACAAAAAGTAACTATTACACACGAAGGTTACTTTGATGACAAAGGCAAGGAAGTTATAGACAAGAAAACTAAACAAACTAAAGGTGCACCTGATCCGCAATGGTTATTATTTGAAAAGTGTATGCGTGGTGACACAAGTGACAATGTATTCAGTGCTTATCCTGGTGTTCGTAAAAAAGGCACTAAGAACAAAGTAGGCTTACTAGAAGCATTTGAAGATAGAGCAACTAAAGGCTACAACTGGAATAACATGATGCTACAACGTTGGACTGATCACTTAGGTGAAGAACATAGAGTATTAGATGATTATACACGTAATGTTACATTATGTGATTTGTCAGCACAACCTGACGATATTAGAAGCATTATTAATGATGCTATAGATGCTGTAGAGCCTAAAGAAATTAGTCAAGTAGGTATTCGTTTAATTAAGTTTGCGAATAGTTATGAACTTAATAAAATTACAGAACAAGCAGAAACATTTGCTAAACCATTAAATGCAAGATACGGAGGTTAAAATGACAAAAGAAAAAGAACTTGAAGCAAAACAATTAGTACCTAATAAATTTTGGATAGTACAAAACTATGGTCAAAAAGTAGGAACACTACAGAAAAACAAAGAAGGATATGTTCTTGTTACACACAAAGATAAAATTCATTTTGAAAACGTAGAAAAAGTTTATGATGCATTTGGTAAAGACTTTTTTGAACATACTGCTACAAAGAAAATTAAACCTAGTAAAGTAATGGAAGTACACGGATTTCCTACAAGCACACAAGCATGGAATCCATTGTTAGATGTACAAAATAATCTACCTCTTTACAGTAAAAGCAGAAAATCTAAAAGTTTATATTGTGCAGGTTACTACACAATTAGATTTGCTAAAGGTTGGGTAAAAAGTTTTTGTCCTAAACTTATAACACTACAACGTTATGACTATAAAGGGCCGTTTACAACAGAACTAGAAATGCGTCAGGTTTTATCAAATGTCTCGAAATCCAGTTAATACTATTCCAATAGAAAACTTTTTGCAGAAGGCAAAGGTTGCAACTAAAACTCAACAACGTGAACTTAAACTAGATTCTAAAGAATATAAAGACTTGTCAGATAGTATAGCAATGTTAATGACAAGACTGGTAGAACTACAAGATAAACGTCTACAACAACCACAAGACGTAAGTGTAGATATAAAAATGGACGGCGGAAACTTCTAAAAAACGATAAATATATACGTAGTTAACTAAAAGGAATTGCGTATAATGAGTAGACCTAAACCAAATATATTGTTAGAATTTACTGACAAGAACACCTATCGTAGAGAAGAAGTGCTAGATGCAGAAGCAATATGGGCAGTCTTCTATCAGGGTAAACCTTTTAATCTTAAAAGTTCAAATTCAATTTCACCTACTCCAGGACCTAAATATAAAAAGACTTCATTCTCTAATCCAGGACATGCAATTAATTTGGCTAAGAAATTAAACTCTACATTTAAATCTGCAGAGTTTGAAGTTTACAAGTTAACTAAAGGCGATAAAATCGCATAATGGATATTAAAGAAGCATACACTAAAACTTTCATGATCTCCGCAGGACAAGAAAATATACTTGATACTGAGATTAAGAAAAACTATATGCTTTGGTGGCAGAATACACGCATGAAAGGCGACAGCGGATTACGCCTAACTAAAGACGGCTTTGATTTTGCTGTTGATCATGCAGATTTAGCCACATATGAAATAAAATTTCCTAACGAGATAAAGTTTACACCACAAGTATTCTTATACTTAGATAACTTTATTGATTGTCCGTATTACGTTACGAAGAAAAGAATATATGTATTCAGCGAAAAAATGGGTCTACAACTTATGATGTTTGCTGGAGATATTAAGCAATATGGCCTTGCTCGTGCTATGGCACAAGAACTAGACGACTAATCATTCATTTTGGACAGTTTTTTATTAAAAATAGTGGAATAACCGGTTGACTTTTTGCTAGTTGAGTGTATTATAGTATTATAGTTAGAAACAAAAGGAGCATAGCAAAATGGCACAAACAACAGAAGCACGTACAGTTACACCAAACGAGGCGAAATCAGCAGTACAACACGCAATGAAATTGAAGCGTCCTATCTTTATGTGGGGACCTCCAGGCATTGGTAAATCAGATATTATGGCACAGATTAATGGGTCATTAGATAATTCACATTTGATAGATATTAGACTATCACTTTGGGAGCCTACAGATATTAAGGGTATACCTTACTACTCTGCAAACGACAATGTAATGGCGTGGGCACCACCAGCAGAACTTCCAACAGAAGAATTTGCATCACAATTTAAAAGCATCGTTCTTTTCTTAGATGAAATGAATTCTGCGGCACCAGCAGTACAGGCGGCCGCTTAC